GTGGTACTACTGAACGTGTTTGCGCTGACCCATGACCAGTTAAATGGGTAACCGGCGCGGTACTGGGTCTGGTTACTTTGCTTGCGTACTCCGTAAATCTGGACGATGTTTTCCTGTCCGCCGATCAGGGCCGTTCCGGTACATATGGGTTGCTGCTTCTGAAGAACGCCAGCGCAACCGGAGAGCAATACAGCCATTGCCAGGCAAAGAATCATGTTTTTCATCGTGGTTATATCCCAGGGTATTAACGAAGCTAAACAATAACAAGATGAATCAAAGGGATATAATTGATTTTGTAGATCAATAACACATAATTGATCGCCGAAAACGATCAATCGTAGTTGACGCAGTTGATGGCCATAATCACGTTTCTCAGATTCGAATACGCGACGTTCTGAAGGCTTCCGCTGGGCGTTGTTTGTGGTCTGGCGAATATTCGCGTGTTGCCTCCCTCAAGTTTCGCCATGCTCTTGTATATCGCCGAGTAGGGCTGCGGCTGGCCGCCAGCCGATATCACTCCAGTAATTAGACCCAGCATGGCAGGCATACAGGCCCATTTCCCCGCAAGCGTGGTATTGATGTTATAACCTGAACTTGCATCTATCCCGGCAGTACCGAGGGTTACCACATCACTGAGTGTCCGCGTTTCGTTTGTCAAAATAAGCGTCCCTGACGCATCCCAGACGGCCAGCCCGTAGTCTGGCTTTGTCTGTGGGAAAATAGAGAAAAAATAAACGTACGCTGTGCCGGTTGCATTTGGTCTGAGGAAATCAATAGTGATGGTGTTCCCGCTTATCGTCTGGGTTATTTCCACCTCAACCGTGCAATGAACAAAGGCGACAACGGGCTGACCTGAGGGAAATGTGTGCGTCACTTTGGTATTGAAACCCGATGTCCCCTGTAGTTCTGCTGTCTTCCGTGCCTGCAACGAAATAGGCGAACTGTTAGCGGTGACCCATACTTCTCCGGCCGTCGTCGTCAGTAAAACGCCATACTGCGCCATTTATGCCCTCTCTATCTGGAAAATAAGATACGCCGCGGCCGCAGGCTCAGTCCCTGCGGAGTAGTCGGTATCGCCCACTGCCGATACCGTTGCGGTGCCACCTGAAATAGTGATCTTCCTCCGGCTCGTTCCCCACTGATCGCCGTTCATGATCTGAAAATAAGTAAGCTTACACCCCGGTGGAAGCACTACGGAGTAAGAGCCTGTTTTTTCATTCTGGGCCAACTGTAGGTAGCCGCTTACACTGACAGGCTTAATTCCATAGTTGTTCACCCTGCCTGAGGCGTCCCAGGTTTCAACACCGTAATGAGCCATCGCTGTTCATCCTAAAAAAGGGCCCCACCTCAGGCCCAATGTTTACCATGTTCCCGTGATTCTCCCGATCTGCACCCGCAACACATTGTTGGCGTCACGCACACTGATTGTCTGGTTTGTCTGTTTCATGGCTCCCTCTCCAGTTGTCGAACCGTAGTTCTCAAATGTTCCTGATTTATCCAGCCTCCACCCGACAGACCCTGCAACATAATTGTTGGACTGGATAAAGTTACCGATTTTGGCATTGGTGATCGCACCATCCTGAATAAACGCTGAGCTGATAAATACCTGGCCGTTGTAAACGAAGAACGCAGCCTGGTAATTTCCCGGGTCACTTCCTGAGTAAATACCAAACTGATCAGCAGCAAAAACCACAGTCGATTTATAGGTGCTTCCTGAGGGCTCAATGGATATACCAAAACCAGCGTTATAGAGAACATCATTTCTTTTAATGCCAAGATTAAGAGTATATGAAGCCTTAGCATTACCATTATCTTCAACCTGAGCAGTAAGCTTTTCATTTACCGCCGCCGTTAACTCTCCGTTCGGGCCAATTTGCGCTTGCACATAGGTAGATAAATCAGCTAATCCCTTTTCAGCAGTAGCTACCGTAGTTTTTACTACCAATATATCAGCCCGGACCTCACCATATTGAGCCCACTGATGCTCAACAGTTCCATGGTTCGCCAGCGCGTTTGACATGATACCTTCCAGGCTGGTATCGACACCTTCCTGAACATTTTTGAACGCATCTGACTCGCGAATCTGCTCATCAATGAGATCTATCATACCTGGAATATCGGATGACGCCTGACCTGACGCCTCAACGAACTCAGACACACCAAAAGCATTCCTGGTGCGCACATAAACGTAATACGTTTTATCTGCTTGTAGGCCGTGAAGCGTCCACTGGTTTGAGCGACCCAAAAACTGCGCCAGGTCTTCGATATTAGCCGGATCGGTAATCTTGTTTTGCCCTGAGTACCAGAATTCGAAAGAAGTATCTGTGGTGGCGGTGATACGCATGACTGGCACCAGGTCTGCGGAGAACAGCCCTGGCGTCCAGATAACGCTTGAAGGCACTGGTGGAGCGCCAATAACCATGCTTATCTGAGTCTCTGCACCTTTCATCCCGTTTTCATTGCGGCCACGAACACCCAGCGTATAGCTACCGGCAGCCAGCCCATAAAACTCATACCGGAACTGGTCGGTTTCGTACTGAGAAACCACTTTCCCATCAGCCGAATAGACATACAATTCGAAAACCAGCTTTTTGGTCGTCGTGGCTGTTTCCCAGGTTGCCGTGACCTGTACTGTTTCCGAATTGGTGTTAATAATCCGCAGGTTTTCAACGTTCGGAACGCGGTAGCCATTAAGCGTGTCGTTAGGAATTTCGAACACTGCGCCTTCATCCACAATGGCCTGTTTATTCGGATCATGCTGTGACGCAGTAATACTGTATACGGAATTGTTTTCTGTCTCTGCGACGCTGAGGATACGAAATAACCGAGTTGAGACGTTGCTGGTAGAGATAGCAAACACTGTTCCATCCCGCACCCATGATGGAGTCGTCTTCAGGGTTACCACGTTGTTAGCAACGCCATCAATCACGTACTTCACGAACTTACCGCTGCTCCCCATGATAGACATGGTATCGCCGCCAGCTATAAGCGATGATTCGACAGCATCAACGGTAATTTTATTGCCTGAATGTGACATAATTCTGCCGCCGAGCCGCGCGACAGCATAGTTGTTGTCCATGATTTCAACTATGTCACCGGGCGTGAAATGAATGGCATCTCGGGCCATCTGGAATGTTAATCGACTGCTCTCACGCTTTGCAGTTTCCAGTAGCCACTTCCCTGCTCGCCATGCCTGCCCGCGAGAGGTACACCCGAAAGCCTCAAGGGTAGTCTCGTTGTAATTTCCACGTGCAATCATGTCGTCATCGGAAACGTACTCTTTCACCTGCTCCCATCCGTTGTCGGGGTCAGTCCAGGACACTACAACCGCATTGTATTTCTCTGAACGCTTTACAGAGCTTCGTTTGAACTCGCCATTCACAACGTTGGCATTCGTGATTGTCGCGATCGGGTCTTGTGGCGCATCCAGCATGACAGAAAGGCGCAGGCCGTCCCACAGCGCAATTCCACGGAACATGCTCGCTATCTTGTCGAGAATGTCTCTCGCACTAGCCTGCTCTGTGATGTAGGCGTTTAGCGTCATGCGTGGTTCTTTTCCGCCGTACCCATCATCAACAAGCTGATCGCAATATTGAGACAGAACATAGAGTGCACCGTCATCAACATCTATGTAGCCGGCACGTTTAGCCAGTCCGAAACGGGTATTCTTCGCCAGCTCTCTGAACAACCATGCCGGGTTATTGGTCCAAGCCTGCTTAAATCCACCCAGCCATAAACCGGAGTAAGTACGGGTTATCGGGTCATAGTTGTCTGGTACAGACACAATCAGCCCGCGGAGATGGTAAGTACGGCTTGGAGTGTCAGTGTACTGGTCACGGTCGATAACAGCGCCAGCGATGGCTGAAAATGGATAGCTCAGATTGTCGTCGGTGATTTCACTGTAGCTATTCCAGGTAGTGCCGTTGGACAGCAAATCGCTGCTGCTGTCCGGTGTAATGCGGCGAACGCGAATATCAAACGGCTTGATATCCGGAGCATCAATAAGATGGGCCTCAAGATATTCGCCTGATATCTTCCCGGTGATGGTCACGGTCTTTTCAATAACCCAGCCTGAAGCGCCAGTTCTGCTCTCCAACACCAGAGTGACGGACGTGTTTTTCTGATTGCCTTTGGTGTCCTGCTCTACCAGTCCGGTCACACCAACGTTAAACCGCACCCGGGTAACGTCCTGATCGGTTATGGTGCGAACCAGCGGAGTATCATAGGTTACTTCGGTGTTTACGATGGTGGTCGCTTCAATAGCAGAGAAGCCATTGATGGGGGATTGCGTTTCAGAGCCCGGACGCCATGCGACACTGACACCGTTTACGCTAACACTACCTGTCGTGTCAGTTACAGGAGTCTTATTGAGCTTGAAAGATGACAGGTGTTCCTGGTCTACGGGCCCGTAGATAGGCCCTTCGCTGATGAGGTCCAGTACCCGGTAAAATTGCTTTGACTTGAGGTTATCGTCGAGGAGTTTGGGGGTTGATGCTTTGCCGCCGCCTGAAGACATAATGCCACCTTAGCTAATAGATTCCGTCCAGTCCTGGTTGTTGCTTGTGTCAATACCGAGTGAAATTACGTTCGAACCGACCTCCATTTCTCCCAGTAGGAGTGGCACCGCGCGCCCCTGCCCCACCCGGTTCTCAGCACTGGTAAATGAGTTATTTGTGAGCGTATTGGTCTCTGCGGCTTCTGCGGAGGTTTTTGTCTTCATGTTGCGTGACATGTAAACCGAATAAGCTATAGACGCTACGCTAACGGCAACCGCAATCCATGCTGCGGCGGCGGCCGTGATCGCCCCCTCCACTACCGGCACGAACAGGACCACTGATCCGTCTTTAAGCTGGCGGTCCAGATGCCATTGCATCGCAGATACCTCAACATCCTCGCCCGCTACCCGCACACGCAGCTTTGTATTGAGAAAGGCTTTTTTGAATTCGAAATCCTGCGCCAACAGGAGGCGTAATCCCTGCGCTGGAGTATCAACGTTCAGGGATATCTGGCGGTAAAATCGGCGTAGATTGCCTGCAAATTTAAAGATGAGCACTGTTCGTGTCTCCAGATTGAATGCGTCTGCTTGATGTATGCCGGGCGCATTTGTTCTCGTCTGCTGAGGTGTCCGGCATGGTCATGGTGAAGTACCAGGTTGTCATGAAGGAGAATCATTGAGTGGCATGGGTCGGCGCCGGGGAATGGCTGCCTGATAATGACGTCGCCGGGTTGCGCATCCTGCATGGACACCTTATAGAAACCATTGTCCGGCATGTTAGTCAGATAGAGATTCTCTCCCCGCAACCACCATCCGTTAGTGCGCTCAAAATCAGGCAGGTCGATTCCGCAAAGGTGGTATGCGTCCCGAAAGAGCGTGTAGCAGTCCATGATGCCGTGCTCGAACTTGCGCCCCAGCAGGAGTGGCACAGGCCTGTATTTCCTGAGCTCTCCGTCAGATGCCAGCCACCATGACAGACCGGTCATAACCTGCGTCTGCCGGTCAGCACCTGAAAGCGCTGGCTGGCTTTGCGGGTGCGAATGGAAGACCGCTGTAATCTCCCCTTCTTCCTCCGCCGCAAGCCAGTCATCGTCACTTATGCGGAAATGATGCCCGGGCTCTGGATGCACATTCCGACAGCGAAACACTCGCCCGTCGTTCAGGATTAGCGCGCACACTTCATCCTGCGACGATGCCGCATAATCGAGTAATTCTTGCATCAGGAGACCTTTTGAGAGCCGGGGAAACTGCTTATTGGCATTGGTTCAGGACGTGGGTAGCGAAACCGGCAACCGGTACGACGGTGGGAGCATTTATCCTTCGCTGGATCAGTGGTTGGGTTGTCACGCTCATCTGCAACAGGCGGCCCGTCATATCCACACCCGACGCCGCGATACTGCCACTGGCATACGTCGGCGAGAATGGTACGGGCCGGGATGATGGCGTTGTCGCAGTCAATCGGTGTCGCCAGCGTGTAGGTCACCTGCTCGAACGTCTCTTCCGTCATCTCCTCAACAACGTAGCGGGAAACCGCTTCCTGCGTCGGATCTGCGTCAGGGTTGCCGTTCGGGAAGTTCACCGCATCCAGGTATTTAACCGGCACCTGCCGGCGGGTGACCACCACGCCGTAGAGATCATTAAAATCGTGGTTAATACCGTAAATAAGTCCGGAGATATTCGCGACCGCCATTGTGGGCCGGGCGTAGGTGCCCTCGTTTTTAAACTCAAAGCCTTCTGCAGCGATCGGGTACGCCGGGTAAGGCAGGCCGCGCCAGATGACATCGCCGAAATAACCGTTCGTGCCGGAATGAAAGCGGAGAACGTCGCCGCCGAATGGCTGCAGGTCAACCTCAAAGAGATCGATAAACGCGCCGACTCCGGCATCAACGCTGTCGATAATTAGCTCTGGTGGAATGTCGCGCACGAAAATCTCCCATAAAAAAAGCCACCCGGAGGTGGCTTAACGTGGTACCTGTTCAAATGTGGCCGTCAGTTCAAACAGCGGCCCGGTCTTTGTCATGCTCCATGAGCGGCAGACAAATAGCTTTCTGGCTCCGGTATCAGATGGCGTCCAGTAGAACGCCTCAACCGCCCCTCTGGATTTCAGGAACGCCTCGGCATCCTTAGCAGAATTACTCCGGCAGGCGCCGCCTACTCCCCGGAAGGTCAGGGAGTATTTATCCATTAGCGGATTGATACCCTTCACCTGCCGCTGCTCGTAGCCATCACCGAGCTTAACAACGGCTACGTTTGGGGTACGTTCAACCTGGTAAGCTCGCTGTGGAGTCCATGTGAATGTTTCTGGCACGATTACCTCCGCAGTAACCCGTTAGGACGTTGCTGGTCACGGATGGTGTTCAGGCTTACCCGCTTCATCATCTGAGCCATCTTAGCCATGGTCGCGTCATCTATGCCGCCGGTGGTGTTGATTTCGAAGGTGATGTGCTGCACTACCCCGCCAGCACCTCCGGCCTTATCAGCAGGAATAATCTTCCCTGACTGGTTCGGGATGAATGCCTGCTGCCCACCTGCGGTCTGGAAGATTTCAGAGCGCCCATCTTCGTTGATGCGATAGGCATTGCCGGCTGATACCGTACCGCCGTAGCGGCGGCCACCAGCAAGAGCCATTGCCTTAGCAGCAACCAAAGACTGAGCATACGCAGCCTGGCCTACCCCTGCCGCGCTGCCGTATGTGGCGATTGAAGCGCTCATTGCGGCTGGCGCCCATGCAGAGGCGGCAGCGGTAGCCTGTGCCATAGTCGATTCCAGTGATGCAGCGGCAGCAGCTTGCCCCATTAACTGACTCTTAACCCACTCCACGCCCATCTGAACAAAGCTGCCAACAACACTGTTAAGGATGGTAGTGCCAATGTTAGCCAGTGATTGTTGAAGGCTCTGAGTGCCGTTAATCAGCCCGGTTATGGCATTGGTCGCCCCGCCCTGAAGCGAATCTACAGCCGCGCCAAGCATGCTATTAATCTCGCTTTGCTGCTGCCATTCCTCCCACATTGCGGCCATGCGTTTCTGATGATACTGATCTTCAATTCCTGCACGGACGGCTTCTGCTTCTGCAATTTTTTGTGGGTAGAGTTGCACATACTCGTCAAGCTGCGCCATTTGCTGTGCGTAGATGTTATCTACTGCGGCAACTGGTGATACCTGCCCCTGTAGCCCGGTAAAGTTTTGACCCGCCTGTGTGCGCTTCCTTTCCTCTTCCGCCGCCGCTTTGGTTGCCTGCTGTACTTTCCAGATGGACTCCGCTTTCTGTTCCGCTTTGGCGATCTGCTCTGCTGATGCTTTGTTACCAAGCGCAACAACAGCATCGTATTTCGCTAATTCGAGCGAGCCATCGGCGTAACCAGTGTTCAGGCGATCGAGAGCAGCCTGTTGCCTTGAAAGTGACTGCGCAGCCTCATCAACAGCTTTAGTTCCCTCTTTTGTAGACTTTGTTACTGCTGAATCAGCCTCCTGAAGGTCATATCTTTTTGCCGCAGCCTCTTCAATCTGCCTCATCTGATTTGAATGCGCATCCACCCCCGCATCCAGGGCCGCTTGTCTGGCCTCGGCTACAGCCCTTTCTTTTTTGTCTGTTATGGACAGCAGATTGTTTTGCTTTTCAAGGCTGGACAGGAGTTTATCTCCATCCTCGCTGCGCATAACCATCAGACTGGAAGAGTTATATTTCTCCTTCGCTTTGGCGGCGAAATTGATCATATCGCCAAGCTTGCCCATCATACCGGCGGCGATACCTGCTTCCTCACCATCCCGGCGAAGCAGATCAATCCCTTGCCTCATCGTTCCGTTGAGCGTGGCACGTCCAATGTTAATAGCGCTCTGCGTCTGGCTAAGTCGATTTTGAGCACGTTCAAGTTCAAGTGTTGCAACCGCTAATTTATCCTGAGCGCCTCCTAATGCTTCAGCAGCCTGACGGCCTCGGGTAGTGTTCGTTCCCCAGTTAGCGATTTCCCTTTCCTGCCTCTGAACAGCAGCAGTAGCGTCGTTAAATTCTTTCTGTGCGTCGGATACCGCATCGCTAAGAGTTGGCAGATTCTGGCTTAACTTGCCAATGGTGGCTGCCAGCTCGGTATGCGACATGGTCTGGAACTTAGCGCTCAGATCGTTGACGCTATCTGCCAGGTTATTGGCATCGTCTCTGGCCTCTTTAGCTCGCTGAGAGAAATATAGGATCGCACTGGCCGCGAGCATGGCTGCACCACCGGCTCCGCCTATTAATCTTAACGCCCTGCTTGCCAGGCCAGCCCCGGATGACGCTGCCGCTTGAGCAGCGTTACTTGCTACTAATGCTCGATTGTAATTTGCAACAGCAGCAGTAGCCGCTACCCTGGCGACAGACAAGCGTTGCTCGGCGGCTGCGGCATTCGCCGCGCTGATCGCTGTCTGCTTCATCATCTCCGCAAGCCGGATCTCGTCCAGCGCCCGTTCTTTTGCGATAGCAGCTGCGCGGAGATCTGCGGCGGCTTTATTTGCAACGGCTTGCGCCGCCTGCATCTCTGCTGCCGACTGATTTCTTGCAGCAACTGCGGCCTTTACCTTCGCAGCAGTAGCCATTGTCAGTGCGCCAACGTAGCGGCTACCCATTACAGCAGCGGTAGCGGTCAAGATGGCACTAAGAGCGCCGATGTTCTCACTGACGCTGATCACGGCATCATTGAAAATTGCTGTACCGGTTTTTACCGTGGAGTTTTCACCAAAGAACTTGGTGATGTTGTTCCCGGCAACCTGCAATGCCTGACTGATAGTTGTCGTGGTGTTAGCAAACTCGTTGCCGATCGCAGTTCCCTGCGAAAGTAATCCGTTAACCACAACATCAGTAGTCAACTTCCCGGCAGCGGCCATCTGGCGCATTTGCCCGATGCTGACCCCCATTGAATCAGCAAGCGCGACAATTATCCTGTTGCCCTGCTCATTCACTGAGTTAAATTCTTCGCCGCGCAGAGCGCCAGATGCCAGCCCCTGAGACAGCTGGATAATAGCGTTTTCGGCCTCTTGCGCAGTAGCACCGGAGACAACAAATCCCTGGTTAATGATGGTCGTCAGTTTAGCCAGATCGTCGGCACTGGTTCCATATTCCCTGGTGGCACGCTCCAGTCTCGCATACAGGGACGCCGTTGCGTCCAGGCTGCCGCGAGTTTGCTGGGTGATATTGAACACCCGCTCAGTAACGTCAACCAGCTGCTCGCTTGGGCGGAGGGCGTTGGCCAGTTTGTTATTGAGCGTAGTCCATGCGTCGGCGTATTGAGATACCTGTTGAACCGACAGGATAGCCATCAGAGAAGTGGCTACACGACTCAGGCTACCAAAGGATGATGTTAGCGATGAAGCGGCCTTATCAGCCCGCTTGAAACCACCTTCCATGCCGTCGGTTACGTCACGAACCTGTTTATCAGCACGCAGCAACTGTGCCGTATCGGCCTTAATCACATATTCAATATCACCGACGTTTTGGGTCATTTCACTTTCTCCGGGCAATAAAAAACCCCGGATGGCCGGGGTCATTATTATTTTTGTGAGCAGGCTTTTATCTGCTCAGGTGTAAAATTCGGATCTATGCCATCGGGAAGCACTACCCACTTCATATCGAAAGTGGTGTATTGCATATCTTTCAAGCCACCGCGTTTATAGAGAGCAAGCAAATTGTTTAATGCTGATATTTCTTCACTGGGGGCGTGGTTTTCATCAGCAAAGATGAATGATTTAGCATCCTCTATTGGTTTTGGGATACTAACCTTCAGCATTACCTCTGTGGCATTCCCGACTTGACTCTCACTCACTGGTTCAAATTTCACTTTACCATAGAGGTATTCACTCAATTCGTAGTACTTATTAGTTGTCGGCAATGTGTTTTCGTCAAAGTAATGAAAATTTCTGACGAAGCTTTCCGAGCACTGTGAAATTTTACTTTTTGAAAGCAGTCCAATGTCTTTGCTTTTTATGAATTTTTCTACTTTGTCTGTTGCGGTATCTTGCCCACAGCCCAATAGCGCCATTGCCAAAATAGCAATCGAAAGCAACCTCTTCATATCCCTATCCCCTTTGGTAAATGTGCCAAAAGAGTAGCAGGGATCGCGCGACGACAGAACAGTTACAGATCACTTGGTGACTAAAGCAATGAATAATGGAACGAGTATTGCAGATACCAAAAGGCCAACCAGCCATTTTTGGTTGTCGTCGATCTTATCAATGAACCGCTTTTCCATTGATGATAGGTTTTGGTTGATGCTTTTCAGCTCAGATTCAATGCCTCGGATGTTTCGCTCTCGCAGTTCGTCTGTGGCTTCAAGTCTTGCAATTCTCTCGCGTGTGTACATATCGCCTCCGTCGCCACCGTTACCACCACCGCCATGCCATTTGTATTTGGGGTAGTCGGCCATTGATGAGATCCCGTAATCCCTTTCACTACTTGCCATCATCTTTTCCCTCTTCAATCCATTTTAGAACCGGCCACACGGCGATATGATGCGTATATCCGCAGTTGCGGCATATTATGCGGTATTGATAATGCATGAGAGAGAACGGAGGACCGTCGGCATTTAACTTGATGTAGTCTACAAATGTTTTTGAAGCGCCGCCATCAGGCCCTGATTGCAGCATGTTGCACTGAGGAATGCCGATATCTTCACTGCCACACAAAAGGCATTTGAATGTTTCAACGCCGCGTTTGAAGAGGAATTCTGACAATAATTCAGGGGAGACTTTCTCCAGCCGTCGCTGAAGGGTCAGTTGAAGCTGCATTTGGCGCTGTTTTTCGTCTTCCACGCTGATTCACCACGAAATGTATTTCCATGAATCTATCATGCGTGGCATTGCGCCATAAACTGTTCTTATATCCATAGCGACAGCAAAAGCCCACCTGAGTGGGCTACCCCTTCTTCTTTGCTCGCTTGCGGCGGCGTTCCTCTTTTTGCCTGGTCTCTGCCATCTCCATGAAAGTTTGCATGATGGCGCTCCGCATCATATAGCTGACAAAGTGATGGTTAACGCAGCCGTTGAGGCGCAATAGTTCTCCAAACTGATCCACCGAGGACAGCGCCTGCATAATGTCCTTTTCACCTGACATGAACTCTGAGAAATCGCGCCCCGCTCTGGAGGCGCATTCGATTACCCGGTCATTCATGCGCTAAACCCTGGCAAGGTTAGCTGCAACTGGTCCGTTAAGGCCTTTATCTTCGCTAGCAGCACCGGCTTTTCATGCTTCCATCCGACCAGGCCGCTACCACAATGGCTGGCGTAGTCTTTTTTGTTATCAAACTCAAGAATGCTGAGATTGAGATCTGCAACCAGATCGCTCTTTCTTTGCAACTCCCCGGTAAAAAATTTATCAAGAATAATGAATGCGCCAGCCTCAAAGTCAGAGTCGAGGAATGCAGCATATTTATAAGCAATTAATTTGTGGGCAAAGGTTCCACCACCATTCCCCGGAATAGTGAGCGTCGGAGAATCAGGCAATTCCAAACTCTCGTTTTTTGAGAGTTTGAGTAAACTACTGATAAAGCGCTTCGTGGAGGCGTTTCGCAAAAAGTACCACGGGCGTAGCTTGTCCATATTCCGTTTAATCAGAGATGGTGCCAGTCCCTCTTCCTTGGCTTTAGCCGCCGCCACCCAGATATCAGTTAGGCATACCATATCGCCATCAAGGACACGGACAGGAGTACTGAACATGCATAAATTAGTCATATCGGTAAATACCTTTTAGTGATGAACCTTGTCTCACAGGAAGTCCGGCCCACAGAAAGGCACCGACAGCCAGCCGGTATCCTCAAGGGTCATCCTGAAAGGTTCTGTGTGGTGAAGTGCGCGTGAGATGCGCGTTGGTTTTATTGCGGATACAAAAAAGCCCCGCTATTGCGAGGCTGGTTGTGTTGCTTCGAAGGAGATTAATGCGGTCCGTTCCGTTGCGCGTCGATAGCCAGCATTTGCTCGGCCCAGTCCATAACCTCGTCGTATTTCTCCTGGGTTGGCACCCTGGCTTTCTCTTTCTGCGGGAACTTGGCATTCATGGCGGCTCGGAAGCTGGTCATTGTCATGTTCCAGGCATCTGACTCGCTCATTCCGAGGTGAGCAACAGCGGTGTAGACGAATGACCGTACATCGAATTTGTCGCTGTATTCGCCCTTCTTACCTTCGAACTCTTCCGGCGGCTGATCGCCCATTACGCCATGCAGAATCAGGTGGCGGGCAAGCTGGATAACGTCTTCAACTGGCAACGAGCCAGGCTTAAACAGGAGGCGCCCCGCCGTAGTCACCGAGTAGGAGCCGATGATTTCAGCAATGTCGCCTTCAGAGCAGTGTTTGACTACACTAGCTGCGGCCGCTGCCATATCCGCAAAGCAGCGTGCATTAGCCGCTTTCAGAATCTGGGGGTCCGCAATTCTGTGCTTTGGGTAATGGCCTGCATGAACTTTCACGAAAGCATCAACAATCTGTTCAGGCGTTCCGATTCGGGACATAGCCAAAAATGAAGGGTTGAGGAATATCTCTCTGCCAGCAGCGAGAATGACAGCCTGGCCGATATCGGTGATTGCTTTCATGGAAACTCTCAATAAAAGGGAGGCTTAGCCTCCCATGGTTCTAGGCTGCGTTAACGGTCACAGTAGCTGAACTGGAGGTCACTGAACCGGCGGTTAAGGATGTAACCTGACAGGAGTAAGAACCCGCATCACCCGTAACGACGCTGGCCTTCGTGTAAGTAGCGTTCGTCGCACCTGAGATGTCAGTTCCGCCCTTCTTCCACTGATAGGTCAGAGTGGAGCCGTCAGAGACATTGGCTGCCACCGAAAGATTGAGTGCATCGCCTACCGTGAGCGTGCGGTTCTGCGGCTGCGTAGTGATCGTGATTACGGCGCCGACATCACGCACATCCACCTGACCCGCGCTTGATGCTTCAATAGACCATGTGGCCACGTCATCATGAGGGGCTTCGTCTTCCCATGAAGTCACCATGAACGGGCCTTCGGTAATGTCGTTTGGAGAGATGATTTTCAGCCAGACATATGGCTGATTGCTGGTCTCTGCCGGCGGGTTGTATACGTGCCGCTTCAGCGCGTTCTGCGCATAGACATCTTCTTTGCGGGTTACGCCATCTCCAGAGAACGAGATGTTTTTGTAGGTTACGAGATTTTCCTGCGTATACGCTGCGCTCATATCAGCGGTAGCGTCTGCAGTATCCCATTCGGCGGAAACAGTCTTCCCGCGCATCATGCCAAGGCGCTTATAGTCACCGTTGGCGGGTTGTGATTCGGGGCAGCCAATCGCGTAGTAAACGACGACATCACGCCCTGTGAAAGCACCAGCTTCACATGCCATGTCTTTATCTCCGTGTTATCGGGAAATGATGGTTTGAAATGAAATATCGAAGAGGTAGCGACCTTCTTCGGTCTGGATGGCGGGGATACCGCCGATTGGCTGCATCGAGATGATGCACTCAGTCTGGTAGTCGTCGATCATCGCCTGACGTATTGCATCAGCGTGGTCTTCAACTTCGTTAATGTCGCTGTCGTTCTGACCGGAAAGAACAAGGAATCTGAAATAATCTCGTGTTATGGCCTCATCAGGCTTGCCGCCACCGCCCTGCTGGATGACGATGTATCTTTCCACTTCAGTTCCTTCCAGCTCGTTCCAGAAGCGTTTCTGGACGCGATAGCCGACATCAAAACCGTGGGACTGCAACCACGCTCTCAGAGCGTCATACACCTCGCTACGCGTCATACTTTGTATCCTTGCCTGATGATGGCCTTAATCTCGTTAAGGCCGTCGCGCTCAAAGCCTTTGGTCAGAAATCCCGGCTCAGCATCAGGATCCCAATAATTGCCTTTCCCCGTTCCACCACCGAATTCTTTTCCGGCGCGAGTTCTGCCAAAATGTTCACGCGGCTGACCTTTTAGCTTCCCTGACATGCCATGAACGGCGGCAGCGTATGCAGCCGTGTACCCAACCTTTCCCTGCATCCCGCCCGGAATTGATACAAGCGTCCTGTATTGGCTATTGATAAGATTGGATGTATCTATGGGGGTAAGTGCCGCGGCATAAGACGAACCGACAATCATTACTTCATTCAGCACTTTTTCGGTGCGTGGCCCAGCGATGTTTGCCAGCACCTTGCGGGTGTTCATCTGGACGCGCTTGATACCTTTAACGGGCATGATTACCTCACGTCAGGATTTTGTAGTCAGGCTCTTCGCCGAAAAAGGACATGTCCCAGTCGGTTACAGCTTTGATGACATTAGCGCCAGCTTTTAGCGGATCTGATAGTGCCGTAGTGTCACCTCTGGCGATGTACCAGTCTCGCTGTGGCATGGTTGCGGTAACGCCATTACGCTTCAATTCAGTAAAGAAAATCAGGTTCGTGGTGAACTCTTTACCACTGGCATCAACGGCAACTTCATTGTTCGCCGTCCAGGTGCAGTCAATCAGGTATGGGGTGCCGTTTGTCCAGGTGTTGTTCCAGTCGTCATAGACGCGAGGGTAGACAGTGGCGACATTGGTGTAAGACCAGTTAGCCGTGGCTGACACTATCATCCTCCCACCGGATAATCTCCGGATTCTCAGCGGCTACCTTCCGGCACAGCAAATACCATTCACCGTTACTTTTAACGTAACCCGTGACCCGCCGCCCGCAGTCAGTGATAACCCAGACCTTTACGAAGGGCTCAGGAAGCCTATGCTTGACCGATATCAACGCCATCATCGACTCCCGTTGCACATGCAGCCGCCTCGGGCAATCCAGATGCCAGCAAAAGCGGTGTTAGTCGGATCAGGCGGGATCAGGCTTGTAGCGCATCCATACTTATCTAGTCCCCTCAGAAGCCCCAGAGAGGCTTTCCATCGGTCAGCAAAAGACAGGTACCGAAATGAGCGTGATGCGCCGTTGGGCCCTGTCTGAGAACTGATGTATTTGTCACCCTGCCCCAGCGCCATTAGCCCCAGCAGGTAGGACTGTATTAGCAGAGCGGTTGCGGGAGGGTAATGCGCATCCAGACACTCCTGAATGCTGTCAGCCTGCTCTAAAAGAGCCTGCAGGATGAAATCAGGCAGCGTGATACCGACTGACTCCAGATATTCCTTGGCCTGTACTGTGGTAATCATGCGAGCCTCTGATAAGCCCTCCGAAGAGGGCATAAAAAAACCGCCTTAGCGGCGGCTGTTATTCAGCAGGGAAAAGCTTTTCGAGTTCGCCATCCGGCAACAGCTCACTGAGCTTTTCAGCACCCAGGTTGCCCTTGAACTCGATGCCCAGTTCAGTCAGACGAGCCTGGATAACCTCTTTGCGGGATTTCTCACTGGTACCGGCATCAGGCGTCGACGGGGTAAGTTCTCCGCCTGCCTCACCATTCATGAGACGGACGTTAGACTTCAGCGCCGGGTGCAGTTCTTTCAACTCCACCACCTGCCCTACCTTCACGCCGAACCATGGGCGCACTACTTCGTATTTAGCCATGCTGTTTCCTTACGCCAGGTTAGCGCCGTAGACAACGCCAGACAGGCCCTGATCGTCTGCGGTAATTTGCAGACCTTCAGCAGACATGATCTGGAAGTTGTAGTTAACGTTAGGCAGTGGGCGCGGCAGCGGAACAACACCTACGGCCATACCCACCAGTGGAGAGATCACGTCACGGCGACGAACGTACGCGATAAACTCGTTACCGGTCAGCGCGAAGCTCATGCGGATTTCTTTCACCGGCGCGAACGGCAGAACCGCCTGCAATACAGTGCCGCTTACAACGCCATTCACCACGTAAGGCTGCGCGAGGTTTGCCCAGATTTCCGGGGAAACCCACATCACATCGTATGCGGCGACTTTGTTAGTGCGTGCAGTGGTGCCGAATGCGCCTTTACCGAAGAACGCGAAGATCGCTGTCATGTCAGCGGTAGTCAGGTCGATATTCGCACCACCAGCACCAGATCCAAGGTTAATCTTCTTGGTGTGACGGTGGTTCTTGATGCCCTGCGCCGGATATGACTGAACATGAATTTTTGAATCGCCGTTCAGGTAGTAGTTGACGCGCTTCTGGTTGAACTTACGCATCTTAGCCATCTGCGAGTCCAGCACAAGATCAATGCCTACAGAGTTCAGGCCAGCAGCATGACGCCAGTTAACACCGTAACCAGCAGTGAACACCGGAATCGGATCGCCGTCGCTCGCGTAGTCAGTGTGGTCGAAGGAGAACGGCGCCTGACCATCGATGCTTACTGACACGTCGTCAGCGATGTCGCCAACCACGTTATAAAGCTTGGCGGTTTTACCGACCGGCAGCACGGTCTGAACGCCGATCAGGTCGTTCACGATTTCCATGCCAACTTCCTGATCGCGCAGTTGCAGCACCTGGTTGTCAATCTCAGCCCAGAAGTCACGGGAGAAACCGCCAACAGCGTTACAAGCCAGCATGTCAGGCGTCATGATTGCGCGGTTAGCCGCAATGATGGAATCGTTCTGCAGGTTCCACATGTTGCGGTTTGCCCACAGTTCGCTCCAGTGCCCTCCGAGGCGGGAGTTAGTCGCCAGCGTCTCTTTAGAGAAATACATATGTGTTTGTCCTTTTGTTACGCGCCAGCTGCGGCGACAGTGCCAACGCGCATGCGCACGCGAATGAAGTCGGTGGTGCTGGCCGCGATGGTGTATTCATCCTGGCTGTAGCCGATCACTGAATCAGTGTCGGAGGTGGCAAGGGTGAACTGACCGGCAGTTCCCAGCTTGATCGGGCTGTCTTTCTTATAGGCACCGGGCAGGCAACGCAGCGCCAGCTCGCGGCCTTCTTCGACGTAGTTGCCGACAGCCGAATCACCGGCAGGGATTGATTCAGTGATAGTCAGGCCCTGGTGATAACCGACATCGATGATGTACAGGCGGCCGGTTAGCGCGGTGGCCTGGGCGAATTTATCGGATGAGTTGATGGTTGCGGCCGTGCCAGGAAGCAACGCGGCGGCCGTTGTGCGGGTTTCGGTCTTGTACAGAGACTGACCGTCGATATTAACGCGACGATAACGTGGCATTATTCCGGCTCCTTATTTGAAATATTCGGCAGCAGATGGCGCGCCGGTTTCTTTGTGTTGCTGTGCGTTGTTGGTGCCCAGCGGAGCAGCTTCACCCAGCGACTTGAACATCGCGTCCAGAGCTTCGCCAGACAGCGCGTTAGCCACGATATCGCCATGTACTTTCGCAACCGCTTCGCGCTTTGTTTTCTCTTCGGCACGGGAGTTGGCGGTCAGGGTTTCCGCGAGTTGCTTCTGATTGGCCTGCAGCGCATCAACCTTTTCCGCGAGAGGCTTAATTGCCGCTTCTGTATTGGTCGCAACAGCCTGGCCGATCATGCTGCCGATTTGTTCCAGTTCTTCTTTGGTTAAAGGCATGTCGCCCTCCGTTTTGTGGTTTGGTGCAGGCTGTTCCTGCGGTGTGAATAGAGCTTTGAATTTGTTAGCGACGACTGCCACCCATGACTCCTGGCGCGCTACTGCTGTGCCGGTATCGTCGAAGGTGATTACGCCGCCCTCTGATTTGTAGCCAAACACTTCAGCAGTGCCGCCGTTGCGGATGATTACCGCTTGCGAGTCAGTGAAGTCAGCCACCCAGGCGTATTCATCTGTCCCGGATGCAAACTTCGCTTTAGCTGCGCGATCGAGACGCTGCTCACGCTCCCGGTAGGATTCCCCCACCAATGCTCCTGAGTTAGCCTTTAGCGGTTGCGCAAGGTCAGCGTTAACCATCAGGCCCACGCCCTGCTCCGGCGTCGCCGCGCCAACCTCATGCAGCAGGATCGCGTCGTGGTCCATGCTGTGAATCTTCGCCACCCACTCGGCGCCCGTAGCTCTCTGTTGCTCGTTCGGCTCAAGCTGGTCGAGGAAAGCGGCCACGCTGGTATGAATGGGCGGTACGTCATCGCCACGCTCTATAGCTGCTACTCGCTCAAGCAGCTCTCGCCCGCCTTCTGACTCTTCAGCGCGGGCCACATCCACCCATTTCTCTACGTAGATCCGATTGCCGGACTTCTTAACGTTACGGTTCCACGCGCCTACGAATCCGGTGCAAAGCCCTTCAGGAGAGAATGCAGACACGAACTGGCCGTTAACCTGAGGATGCCCCAGAGGCGCAAGAGTGCCTTCCAGCCCCTGATAGTGCGCGTTGATTTCATCTTCTGTGTACAGCCCGCCATTCATGACGACGTTCGCCGGCAGCGTATAGCTCGGCAACACAAGATGCTCACGCCCGTTGTATGTTTCGCGCCGGATAGACTGGCTGTTCACCTTAGTGGTGATGTTGACCTGCATTGGCATGTGTTAACCCTTAGCCCATTGGTAGCCACGGGCTTTCATTGTGTTAAAGACTTTCTTAGCTTTTTCGACGATGGATTCGCTTATAGGATTGCCACTTTCATCGACCATAACGGCGATCGTGGAGCATTTGCAGTTCACACTGTTTGCGTCCTTAGCCCACCACTCCCGCTGTTCTTCTGCGGTGTACAGGTGGGCGTGGCGCGCGGCATGCGTGCTACGGGTCGTAGGACTGAGTGCTGAAATGTGCATCTGCTTTGTCCGAATGCCATATTGCTCCCTGGCTTCATCGTCCTCGTCCAGGCGCGCGCGGCGCAGCGCGGTGGTAATCTCCGTCCGGGCAATACGATTAGCCCGGCGAGACTCAATTCCCGTCTGCGTAGTAATGCGCTTCGCTATCTCCATCGGATTCTGTCCGCGCCCCAGACCATCGGTTAGTATCCGCGCCATATCTGCCTTCACATCGGCGCTGAGATTCTTCATTTCCTCAAAGACACGAGCGCGTACCAGAATCAGCCTGCGGCGATACGGCTCGCTAAGGAGGATTGCCGATACACTTTCCTGTCCCGCTGCGTATACAGCAGACTGCTGGGACAGGTTGGCGAACTCCTGCGCTGTGCCTCGCTGATAAGCGGGGTTGACGTAATCAGCCCAGAACCAGAACCCAGTCTCGTTATCTGCGCCCAAAATCTCATCAACCAGCAATGAAGCATTGCTGAGGAGCATTGATAACTGAGTGGAATCAAGGTCGAAGGTGTAGCGCTGGTTTACTGATGGTGATACAGGGATGCGGTCGAGAATATCGTTGTAGGCCTTACCAATGCGCTTCATTCGCCTGGCGAACTCACTCATTGCTCCGCGCTCAAGGCGGTCAGCGCCTGTCGGATCTTTAAGGTTTCCGGGTAGTATCGGTGACTTCGCTTTCTTATTCTTCGTCATCATCTACCTCTGGAAGTGGTTCGGGTGAACCCTCATACCCGGCCGCTACACGAATCTCTTCACCAGTAAACACCTGCTCGCCTGTCGCCAGCGATGCGCTGTTTATTTGCGACATCTTCTGCGCGGCATCCAGTTTTTCCGATGAACTTTGTTCGTTCAGGTCATCCCAGATAACCGTTTTCTTTGCCACAGCATCAATGACACCAAGCTCAATCAATTTGTCGCACAGATCTTCAATGTCGAATGACAAGTCCTCTCGCCGGGACTGGCAGCGCGTGTTGAAGTATTTCTGGTCTTCGGTACTGGATCTCTCAGCCTGCTGGTTACCAACCAAGATACGCGTAGGAATATCAACGCCTGCGGAAGCTGTTTGCAGGTTTACGTTATAGGTCGCTGACGGATCCGCTACCGCAGTGACCAGCGGTGTGACTGTAGCCCCTTGGGTTGTCATCAGAACATCGTTGCCACGATTCATTTCCCCGGCAACTTCGTTAAACTTATCCTGCAACTCGTCAATGCTCACGCCATAAAGTGACGCAAGATTGTTGAAGTCGATTTCCTTCTCAAAGTTGACATTAAGCTGTCGAGCGGCGTTCTTCAGGAATGACTCGCCGGATCCACCCTCTACTTTCTCCAGACTCACAAAGGCGTTATAAGCTGGCTCAAGGAAGCCAATAGCATCGTCTGAGTAGTCACCAAGGATGAAAACGCGGTCAGGATGGATATTGACGCGGCGGCTTGAGCCATTCGGCAACCGTTCGGCGTACTGCCACATCTTCGGCTGTCCGTACGTCTGCGAGTTCAGGCCAGTATCCCACTCACCAACAGTGAGCGATCCGGCCCACGCCACGGATATTTTCTGAAGACCTCGCCCTTTGGTGACCGGAAGGCTCCAGTCTTTTTCGTCGCGGATGTGCAGAAGGATTCCTGCATAACGACCGACAAGACGTCGGCGATCCGCCTCAGAGAATGAGCGCCAGAATCGGTTGTTGAATACCTTTTTGGAATTTTTCTCCCAGGCCGTTTCTTTGCGCTTTTTGTCTGCCTGATCACCCTCGATGATTTCCGGGTTGGTCTGCCAGCACTTGCCAACCAGCTTCTCTACGGCGCCGTGAGCGATACCGCCACGGCGGTACAGGGCATAGAGGTTTTCGTAGGTTACCTGCTCAGGGAATCCATATTCGCACCACGCAGAATTACGCTTGGCGTCCAGCCCCATCGAAGGGTTAAGCATCCCCATGCGGGCGCGAGCAAGCCTGGCGTCGTTAATCGCGTGATTAACCGCCAGCTGTAATTTATCGTTCATGTCGTGTCCGTTGATTATCGAAGGCGTTTCGGAATCATCATGCCGACACCCTGCTGTTTACGTTTGATATGTCCGCCTAGGCTGTAGCGAATACCGTCCCAGCAGTGTTCATAGCCGTCGGCGAGCTTCGGCAATACCTCGCCGGTGATGCGGTCCGTTTTGTACGACCACATGCGGGCCTCTCGCGCCACGTTCTTGCAGCGTGGATGGATAATTATTTCGTCGAATCCGCGAAGGTGTGCAATGCCGTCCTCAACGCTCCCCTGCCATTTCTCGGCAGCCGAGATGTTGAAGCCCTGCCGCTTGAGATAGCTGATTGTCTCAGGTCGCGCAGAGTCGGCCTTGATGGGCCAGTCACGCGCGCCTGGAATCGTGTCGTACAGCTCTGGCATGTGGTCGAGCTCGGTCTGCTGACCGTATGCCTCGTATTCGATGTACAGCCGGTTATGCAGGATGAACGAGCGCACCAGCGTGTTAGGGTCTTTGGCGAAACCGAAGTCGGCACCGAAGAACAGGCGATCAGCTTCTTTCCAGAGGTTTTCCGAGAACTCAGCGATCCGGTATTTACCGGCCAGAACCTGCTTATCAGAGTTTTCGAGGTAAGCCCCCTCCCACACCCACGCGTATGTTGCCGGGTCAAGGCGGCGCTGGTCGTTCTGTCGCTCACCTTCAAGCACGTCAGGGAACCACGGGTTATCCGTATAGTTCATCTCAACGGTAATGCAGTCGTCGCCAGCCTCTTTGCGGAAACGCTTGTCCGTGGCGCTACCGTCGCGCTCCGGGTTCCACGTCACCCAAATCTCTGAGCCTTCTTCACGAACTGTCGGGCTCAGCTTCTGCCACGCTATTTCGCTGACTGATTCAGCCTCATCTACCCAGCAAAGCAGGATGCGCGCTTTCGACTTGATGCTGTCGAGGTTATGCCGCAGACCGCAGAACACGTAGTTAACGCTCTTGTCGATGGTGCGGATGTACTTCTCGCCGATATCAAAGTTGGAAGCCAGCCAGGGAACAGAAAGGATCGCCTGTTTCACTTCCTGCATGCTCGACTCTTCCAGCGAGTTCATGAACTCACGCGCGCAGAGTACTACGCCGCTTTCACCGTTCATCATCGACTGATATGCCTTTACGGCTGTCATCAGCGCGAATGTGCGCGTCTTGGCGCTACCACGCCCACCGTGCGAGCACCGGTAACGCTTATTCACCTCAGTGAACAGCGGCGCAAGCTTGGCGGGGATCGGAAGTTGAACGGCGTTACTCATGCTTTTGGCTCAACGGGGAGTAGCTGAATGATGGTCGGCTTCGGAGTCATAGTTCCGTCTGAAGATTTGTGATCGATTTCCTGGCTGAATTTGTCGCCGTACTTCTTCGGGTTCATGCGGGCCAGAGCCCATTTTCGCGTGTCGATGCGAAGACGTGCTTTAGCTACTGCGGCAGCCTCTTCATTTACGCCGTCAGCGATATCGAACATATCTTCGAAAATCGCATCAGCGCGTGTCTCAGTGGCTTTCGCGTATTGGTCGCGAAACTCTGCATGTTGTGCCAACCAGCGGAATACCGTCGCCTTGTTAGGCATCCCTGGTCGGTCACAAACTTTGCGCAGGCTTTCCCCATCGGCAAGCAGTGAACAGATGTCAGCAGCCACCTCTGGTAGATAATCAGAAGGGCGGCCAGTCTTTGGTTTGGTCGCCATAGTTTCGTTACTCCGCTGTTTGTTCTTCTGGCTGTTCGATCTGCTCTGCCTGTACTGGCGTGAACTGCACTCGCTTCACATCGGCCGGAGCGAAATACAGCCACTCGCCCGTCTCAGTCGCCAGCGGTACGAAGCCATTTACCAGCTCAGGCTGACGTCGTGACATCTGGCCTTTGAACTCGCCACCGTCGTTCGTCGTCAGTTTTATGTTGTAGATGTCCGACATGATTACCTCTTTGCCTTGTCGCAGCGGTTGCCCTGCTTCTCAGAAGTGCTTAGCCACTTACGGCTTACCCGTCAGCAAGATGTGATCACCATCCTTGCGGGGTTACACAGATCATTATCGAAGCCCCTCAGTGAAGAGCTTCTGTAATGGCTACTTCGCCTTTGCTTTTGTTTCCGATCGCTTACGGCGGCGCTCTTCTTTCTTCTCGGCGTTTGCCATGTCCATGAATGCCTGCATGATCGAGTTCCTCATCATGTAGCTGACAAAGTGATGATTGACGCAGCCGTTGAGACGGAGTTGCTCGCCAAACTGATCAACCGAGGCCAGCACTTCCATCATGCCCTTCTCGCCTTTCATGAACTCAGAGAAGTCTCGCCCCGCTCTGGAGGCGCATTCAATGACGCGATTATTCATCCTGGAAGCCCTGGGATCGTAATCTGCAGCTGGTTAGCCAGGGTATTAATCTCAGCGACCAGCACAGGCTTTGTATAGCGCCATGCAGCGAGGCCTTGCCCGCAGAAGCTCGCCATGTCCTTCTTCTGGTCAAACTCATGACACTTCATGTTGAGCTGCGCACTTAAGCTGTTGCGATGCTGAAGCTCTCCGGTGAAGTAGTCATCGAGGATTTTATAAGCTGCGTACTTGAACCCGGGGTTTAACCAGGCCGCATAATCGTAAGCAACAAACTTCCCGCCATAGGTTCCGCCATGTACGCCGCGTGCAGTGAAAACCACAGATTCGTGGTTTTTCTCCAGCTCGGCCAGGAACTCTTTTGTCTGCTTGTTTCGCAGATAGTGGTACGGAGATTCAGCATCACTTTTGCCACTGGCTTTCCACATATCGGTGAGGCAGATCATGCCGTCTTCTCCGACACGGATTGGTTGATTGAAGAGGGTTAATGATTTCATTTCGCTGATACCTTTTGGTGGTTGAGCCTGTTCTCGTAGATACGGGCAGCCCAAGAGCGGTCAGCGTTACCACTGCCCTATCTCAAGCTCTACCCCGAAAGGCTCTTGGTTGATATGCGCACGAGAATGCGCGGGTTTACTGCAGGCGTAAAAAAGCCCCGCTATTGCGAGGCTCTTGATGATTCGATTTTCCTGATTGCTGCCTTATCAAGATTGCACTGCCCCAGCGCCGTGTAGAGCTGAGCGTTTAACTCGAGACTTGCCTGCCATGTGAACGGAACCACCATTCCGGGGATCGGTGTGTCTGCGGTCAGGTCAGCGCTTATCGGCACTACCGGGGCTGGCACGTAAACTGTCTGCGTATTCCCGCAGGCTGTCAGCAGCGGCAGAAGGAACAGGCTGGTTAGCGCACGGATCTCCTTCAAGCACCTGCCTGATGTAGACAATGCGCGTTTCGCCTTTCTGGGCCAGTTCGTTCTTTGCATTCTGGGTAGCCTGTGAGATGTCACGGATGAGGTTCATCGTGGTGATCACGTTGCTGGTGATCGCCTCCGATGTATCTGCCCTGACCGTCGCCTTGTCGCGCTGGTCTTTGTAGGTGATGGCGTTGTCGCGGTAGTGGTTCACGAAGAACGCCAGCACACCGATTAACGCCACTACCAGCAACTGCAACCAGTAACGTTTAAACAGCGCGCCAATCACGAATGCTCTCCTACGTAACCAATGTGTAATGACCTTTTGGCAGTAAGGTAGGCGTTCCTTGCATCAATCTCATTTTCAAAGTAACCGAGATGCAAACGCTTACCAGTTCCAGGTTCATTTATGGTGGCAATATACTTATTGATACGCTTATGAAAGCTGTAGCCCTTTGCTTTCTTCCTGTTTTGCGCGTTGACAGAGCGGCTGACATCTCTTAGGTTTTTCGGATCATTGTTGGTCCTATCCCCATCAATATGGTCAACCTCACCTTTTGGTAGAAACCCATTATGTAAGAAGAAAACCACCACGTGTGCTGACAATCGCGCACCGCAGAACTTACCAGCGTAATAACCTGAACGTGTAACTGTCGTAAATGCTGGGTCTCCGGCATTAATCTTCGCGCCAGGCGATTTCTTCCATACAAGACCACTTGCCGATCTATTATTTATTTCAAGGTAATCAGAAAGTTCTTTCACAAGACACCTCATTGCCCAAGAAATAAAGCGCGCTCCGCCTCACGCCGACGGGTCAGCCCATTCAGGACTTTGCCACCAGCTTTATTCCAGCGAAGGAACTCATCGGCAGCGCCAGCGTAATCACCGGCGTTGAATTTTCGCAGAAGAGTCGATGTCGACAATGACCGGGCGCCGAGGTTATACGTAAACGACACCAGGGCGTCGAATTGCCCCTGAGTCAGGCCAACTTTGACCAGGCGGGACACATCGCTTTCGTAGCTGACCAGTCCAGTTTTCAGCAGACGCTCTGCCGTTTCCTGCTTAATCGTCATCCCGGCGCGGATTGGTTTGCCGTCGACAGGCTGAGTCCAGCCATAGCCGATAGTCCAGACGCCGACGCTGTCCTGGTAGGCGGTGAGCTTGCAACCTTCGAACTGTTTGATCAGGGAAATGCCTTTATCACTGGTTTGCATCTCCGCCTCCAAAGCGAGAATTAAACACCCTGGAAGCCATAACCTTAACCTGCTCTACGCCAACAAACCCGAGCGCGCCGCCGATAGCTATCGACAGAGACTGTGGAAGGTTGAAGTAATCAAGAGCTGACACAGCAGTAAGGGTCAGAGCTCCACAGATTGCCCCCTCAAGGAGCATTTTCTTCCAGCCGCCACCGCCGTAAGCGATTCGCAATGCGGCCATGGCAACCGATAGCAATACGGCACCCATCGGCGTTTCGCCACGCCACCAACTGTGGAGTAGTTCGATAAACTCCGTCCAGGAGTGGGGATCGTTATGCATTTTCATAGTCTCTAACCTCCGGCTTAAAAGCGGGGGCTGTGTGTTTAAAAGGGGTCAGGCCCTCGGGACGATTTAACAAGAAGGCATGTCGAGGATGGTTCCCGGAGCCTGAAATAAAAAAGCCCGCGACAGGAGGGCAATATGGGGGTAAGGCAATGTCGGCTTTCTGGCCGAAGAGTCCCAGGTAGTGGGTTCTGGTGCCGGGCAAAGGAATCGAACCTCTGACGCGCAGCTTACAAAGCTGCCGTTCTGCCACTGAATTAGACCGGCGAATTTGGCGGGACAGGAAGGATTCGAACCTTCGACCATTCGGTTAACAGCCGAACGCACAACCGCTGTGCTTCTGACCCTGAAACGAAAAAGCCCCGGCGGGATGCCAGGGCTCATTTTTCAAACTGGATAGTGACTATCATCTTCATGCCGCCGATGTAATTTAGGCAGCATATCAAAGTAGACTCAAATATGGCTCATTTAATTGACTTTTGCAATACCCTGCTGCGAAAAAGTCGCCTTTTGTTGTGATCGTGTTCTCACAGTGCAGAGAAGGGAATCGCCATCAAGCCGCTTAAAAATGGCGCACATGGACCGCCAGTAGTCGGCGTAGTTATGGCACCAGTTATCAGGCTTAACGCCACACAGGTCCGCCAGGTCCTGATGCTGATACACTTCCTTTCCCGCCAGCTCTGCTTTCACATCCTGCGCCGCCAGCCAGATAAGCTTCTTCAGACGCTCCATCGTCTTGCCGGCCACCTTCTTCGCGCCGAGTTGCTCCCGGAACTCAGCCCATGCCCACTGAGTGATCGCCACCTGGTATTCGAATCGGATATTCTCGCTGTAATTCCAGAGCAGCCATGCTTTCTGGTGGTCATCCAGCGACAACACAGCGCGGCGCCAGGATGCAGTCACGAATTCGACCGGACCCACCAGTGCGATGGATGAGCCTTTGGCTCGGGACTGACTTCCGCTCATCGCCGGGCCGTCCGGATTAACTTTGCGGCCGGTGACCGGGTCGGTGATTTTTTTCCGTCCCCGGCTGCGCGCCGTCGCGGTGAATTGCGCGTTCTCGGCGAAAGCTACCAACTGCCCTTTCGTCGCCCCGCTCAGATCTGCGGTCGCCACAATGAGCTGCTGACGTACGTATTCCAGTTGCTGACTGTTCATGCGGCTTCCTTATGTGGCTGATTGGTTTTGGTCTGGCTGTGCTTTGCTACTGGCGGTAGGTTGGCGCGCTTAACGCTTTCTGCCTGGTACCGCAGGAAGTCGGCATGGTTCATGCTGCCTCCTGTCGGCGGGCCCGGCGTTTTTCCAGCGCGCGGGCTTTGCGTGTGAAAATGGATTTGATGCGCTGCAGGTATGGGATGTCGAACCGGCGGACGGAATTGTCGTTGTTTATCGCCTCAACTTTTTCGGCACCGATGCGCTCAATAAGGCCCTGCTCGAATGCCTTTTGCGCGCCGTCCCGATCCCGGTTGCAATAGACACACTGGGCTGCGGTATTGTGAAGGTTGAAAGCGAGGTGCGCCGCTGCGCCGCGGGTGCGGTAGTGGCCGCAGTCCATGGTTCCGCCAAACTTCTGCTCCGGCAGCCTGCCGCAGCTGATGCACGGCTTACCAGCATCCCTCAGACGGACGTACCGATTGAAAGCCGCCTGCGCTTCCGATCTCCACTGCGGTTTCGTTTTTAGCGCCACCTTTCTCGCTTTCAGATCCCGGCGTTCCGCGCGCTCTTTATCTTTGCTCTCCTTGATGCGCTTAGCCGCGGCTTTCACCTTCTCCTTTTCGCGCTCCTCCATCGCGAGGATTGCGCCATGCTCCGGGCTGCACCACCGGATCCGGATGTCGTGGAATTTCGGCACGAAGTATTCACCGCATACTTTGCACTTACGGCGGGATGGTTTACGCACGTTTCCTCCTCGCCGCTAGTCGCAGCCATTTCTGATCCACCAGGCGGGCGGTGTAGTCCTTGAAAGTCGGGATGTCGGACGGCTTAACCACTGGCTTACGCTGGCGGCGCGCCGGAACGCGGAATATTTCGTTTGAGATGACGCGTGCGATAGGGCTGTTCATGCAACCCTCCCGAAATAGTCCAGCGAATAGCGCACTTCGCGGAGCTGAACGCCATTGCCTGCGGCAAAGGCCTGCGTGTACTCAATCAGGCTGTTCATGCGCTTAATGCCCATCTTCGAGGTGCTTTCTCGGATGGCGCAGAACTCTCCCTCAATACCCGGCACAACTTCACCGGGTTTGCCAGTTGCGACCGCATGCCCGGAGACAAACAGAACCTTCCATTCCGAGAGGTTCCGGCGCTTCCCTGCCCATTGCAGTTGCTTTGACACGTCGCCACATAGCGCGTGGAAGAGTGAGTTTTGTGGCAATGTCCGGTCAGGGTCTGAGAAAGAAACGACGAGAGGAAACTCAGCATTCAGCGGCTGTTGATTGATGTAATCGATGAGGTTTTGGCGGATGCGCTGGTCGCGCAGCAGGAATTTTACAGCCACGCTTCACCTCCGAAGAGGTCAAACGCAGAATGCAGAAAATCGCAGGTGCATTTCTGCATCTGTGACAAAGTGAGGAGTTCAGATTGTGGTCGCATTTAAGTCCCCTTAAATGCGCAGAAGTCGCTAACGGTTGTTCAGGCCGTCAGCACAGATAGTATGGACGGTTGATTCAACAAAATCAACGCGAAAAAAAGGCCTCCGGAGAGGCCCTGGCTGTCGATATGGGGATTCCCATATCGCTTGTATGGCAGTTACACCAAATCGGGCAATTTGAAGCCTGCCATGTCTTCCGCCCGGATTGGAGGCGATAGGCAGTCAGCAAACACCAGGGTGCCATCGAGCAAAATCACGAAACCCCACCCCATAAACAGGTTGGCACTACACCAGTCAGCCTTTAGGGGCACATCTGGCATCTTGTCTGGAAAGACTGGGTAATGCTCAGCCAGCCACTCCATTGCGTCGCAGCGATTGAGAGTATATTTGTCGTACATCATGCCTCCTGCTGCGGTGCTGCTGGCAGCGGCATCCAGTGCGTGACATGCTCTACTAACAGATTATCGCAATAGAAATTCCAGTACCTGTCATACGCACCAGACCAAACTTCTCCATACTCATTGAATGCCAGGATGGCCTTAAACTGCTCCGGCATCAGCTCACTGCAAGCCACCCAACCATCCGGAATAACCGGATAGTTGCCAGCCTCATACGCAACGCGCAACCAGTGGAAAAACACCTCCGTCATCACGCATCCACATTCGACGTCAATGGTGCCTGTCTGCTGCGAAAGCCACTGATCGAATGGCAACTTGTTAGCCGTCGTTACAGGTTCAACCATATTGTTGGAGTCACCGGAATGGTCAACCATAGCGAGCTTATCCTCGGTATGGTTGGTTATCGCTTCCTGAAAGCGTTCAAGCTCCACGTACTCCTGGCATGACCAACCGCCATCAACAAAATCACGAGCTTCAACAGCGTCGAAAGTGAATGATGTTTCGCCGCCAGTTGGTGAGGTTAAGCCGTACAGGTCTGCTACTGGCTCAATCTGTGTTACAGGTTCTACCTTTTCGGTGACATCACCAAGATGGTTAACCATACCGAGCTTATCCTCGTGATGGTTCTTACCCTCATGTGTGAGGGATACATCTGCACCCTGAAGCATGGCGGCGCGGCTACCATTGACCATCTTCACACCCAGGCGGATATCATCAAGCTCAAGGTCGCCCTTAATTTCCGCATGCCGGAAAGCGATCGACAGGAACTCCAGGCACTGCTCGTTTGTCCATTCAGGAACAGATACCGGCGCTGGCGGTGCTGCATATAGCGCCTGACAACTCCACCCAGACCACCGCGACCCTTCTGCCATCTCATCATCTTCATGGCGAACAAGCGTTACTTCGCTCGGGTGTTTCCTGTGTGACCACAGCCATGCAACGGGTTCGGCATTGGCTGGCGCTGGCGGGGAGGTGTAAAACTTCGTGCCAAGCGGCAACCGTTTCATCTTGCTAGCTCCCTTAATAATTCGGTGAGTTGATGCTCCACCGAGGTCTACCGTGCCGTCCATAACCAGTCCATCACGCTGCTCGGAAACCTCACCTACAAACTCCGCTTCGAGCGATGCCAGCGCGATACGCAGAGCCGCCAGCGTGTTGGTTCCATCTTCGCCAAGTCCGAACGGGATATCATCGCGGATGGCTTCCATGTCGGCAATTTTCTGCTGCAGCCATTCTTTGGTAATAGTGCTCATGGGTTATCCTCTCAGCGCCATAGTGCGCATTTCCAGCTCAGCAATCCGCCTGTCTTTGGCATCCAGCTCATCCAACATCCTACCCAGAGTTTTGGTGTGCATTTCTTCTCGCTCAAGCAATGCTGTTCCGCAATGTCGTTGCTCAAGTTCAGCAATCTCATTCAGCAGCGCCAGCATTGTTTCCGGGCTAGCTGCAGCGATATATCTCAATACGTTTTCAGACTGTTTCACTCCCCCTGCGGCTTTATTCAGACAGTAGATAGCCTCTGCTCCGCCTACTGTGATATATCCCCGCCCTGGGGCGCTGAGGTCGCTGGTGTAGACGTACTCCCAGTCATTTTGTCCTGCACGTTCAGCCGCTTCACGTAATGCGCGTTTGTCGATGTTGCTCATTGGGCGGCCTCCGGTTTCTTCCTTGCACTGAAGCGCGGAACGTGTTCCATCTCAACCGCGAAGACGCCAATGCTCTCGCCGTCAATGAATACCTCGATATCCAACGGCCAGTCAGATTCCCAACCGTCATGATTGTAGAAATAATCAATGGCAGCATCCTGAGACAAACATTCTAATTCCCACTCAGAAGTGAGCTCATCGATATGTCGAGGGTCAAGAAAATATGCATCCTCAGGAAATGTACCTCCATCGCTTAAGACGTACTGGATTACGCTCATGACTGCACTCCTTTGCGAAGCTGGGCAGCGAATTCCTTTGCGGTTTCTTTAACCATGTTGGAAAGCAGAGTTCCGCCACCGAACTTTTCTGAGAACATCTCCACACCCTGTGCCCGCACTTCAGCCAGGAAAGCTTCGGTGGCCGGGGTGTTAAGCGTAAAATCATGTCGGCCTGATTTTAGGTATGCAATGGCGATCTTTGTGGCTGCGCACTCGACAGCGAATTTCTCTTTTTCAGCAGCCAGCGCCGCGCACATGGCATCTGCTTCGGCAAATTTACGCACAAGATACTCGGCGTTGGTTTCGTTAACCTTCAGATCGCGTGGAATGCACTTGCCACGCAGAAAACCTTCCATCTCAAATAATTTCATACCCCTACTCTCCCCCAAACCATCAATACCCTTCTCATCGCCGGACTGTTGCGGCACTCCTGAAATATTCCGTTGGTGCAACTGCGAGCGGTACCAGCCTGCTCTTCCGGCGTAGCCAGGCGATAAGTCACCGTTCGCCAGACCTTGCTCACCCGGATAATTTTTCGAGACTTTTCCAGATCGAGAGCGTTCTTCGTGATGCAGTTGATGGTCATGCCGCACTCTGTGGCCACATCCTTCGCAGTGAAGGTCCGGTGCGTTTCGAGATAACGCAGAATTGCCTGTTTGCCTTTCATCAGAAGCCCCCTTTCTTTTTCGGCTGCTGCTCGCGCCCGCGGCGTTCTGCGGCGGCGGCCTGCTGGTCTGTGTCGTAAATTGCCCCGTTGATCTGGTTGCAATAAACCGTACCGGTACTGCCATGGCGGTTGAGCCGCAGGATTAACTCAGTTTCGCCCGGCGGCACGCTTTCATCGAAAGCACCTTCCCGGTGGATACCAACCCAGTAGTCGCAGTCCTGCTCAATCTGTCCTGTGTCGCGGGAATCGCTCGGTAACGGGCGTTTATTCACTCGCTTCTCCAGTTCGCGGTTGAGCTGAGTCAGCAGTACGACGACGCAGCCAAGCTCTTTAGCGAGGTTCTTCAACCCTTTGGTGATCATCCCGTAGGCAAGGTCATTACGGTCGGCTTTTTCGGCGGTCATCAGAGTCAGGTAGTCAACCAAAATCATTCCTACGCAGCCCTTCTCGCGCTTGATTCGGCGGCTTTCGCTAACGATGTGCGCCAGTGACAGGCCAGGAGTATCGTCGATGTACAGCATGTCGATTTCACTCAATCGCCCGGCGGTGGCGATCGCCTTCTTAAAGTCGCCGTCGTAATCGCCCTGGTACTGGTCATCGGCGTCATCCGTGGCTGGCATGTAAAAAATGCTCGGGTTAACTCCAGACTTCTGACCAACCAGTTTTTCGAGGATCTGGTCGCCCGGCATTTCGAGGCTGAACATCAGCGCTGGCTTTTTCTCACGAACCGCGCAGTTGATCGCCATCTGCCCGTACAAGGTTGTCTTGCCCATCTTTGGCCTTGCGCCAATTACGAACAGAGACCCTTTAACCAGACCTTTCGGCGCCAGCAGTCGGTCGAGCGACGGGATACCGGTACTCATTCCGCGCTGTTCGCCTGAAGGGTCAAATCGTTTCTCCAGATCCGCTACCCAGTCATCCATAACCTCGCCGAATGAACGCAAACCACGGCGGCTGCCGGTTTTTGAATGGTCTGCGAGCTGGGTGAAAATACCCTGAATGGCCTCGTACTTCTGCGTGGCGCTCATGCCGTTGCGGGAATACAGCAGCTCAGTAGCTTCGGTCAGTCGGCTGATGCCATAGCGCTCCATTGCGGCTTCGCGGACTGATGCAGCGTATGCCACGATGTTTGCAGCACTGGGAGTGTTCTTGGCGATCTCCGCAAGGTAAGCAAAGCCACCTACCTGCTCCGCGAGCCCCTTTCCTTCGAGCGCGTCGAACAATGTCAGACCATCGACTGGCTTGTTGTCGCGGAACATCTGGCGCATCTCGGCAAAAATCAGCTGGTGAGGTCGGCTGTAGAACGACTCAGGCTTGAGCATCGCCAGAACCTTCTGGACTCGCTCGCTGTTGTCATCATCCAGCAGCAGGCCACCGATAACGCTCTGCTCTGCTTCGAGGTTTTGTGGTACAGCCATGAAATCAGCGGTCATCACGATCCCCCTCGCGCACTTCGATGTAGAGCTTTTCGGTGAGGAACTTATCGAATTTCATGCGGCGCCAGGTCTTCCCGGATTTCTGGTCTGGTCGGTCTTCAAGCATCCAGCGGCAGTTCTGAGCGATGTAGCGCAGATAGCTTCTGAAACCGTCCATATCCATTGGCTTGCCGTCCAGGTTGCGGGCAATCTTGTTAGCCTTACCCCAGAAGGTGCGGATCAGATTGCGTCGCTCATCAGTGAGGCATCTCCATCCCCGGGCTTCAGGCAGTTCGTCTTTCAGGCACTGCCATACTTCATCGCATGACAAACGGGACTTTTTCTCTTCAGCGGGTTTTTGGTCATTTGCGACATACTTACTACCGTTAGGTAGTAAGTTATTTAATATATTGTTATCTGTGGACACTGGCTGGACATCGGCTGGACACTCCTCCTCCGCAGGCATTGATATAACTGCGTTTGCGCTGGACACCGGCTGGACATCGGCTGGACAAAAATTTGACTGATATTCGTCATATTTGACCACTTTTAGAACAGTAAAACGGTTGTTCGATTTGGTGGTGATCATGCCCAGATTCTGGAATTTACGGAGCAGTGATTTAACGCGATCAGCGGTCAAACCCGTTTCCATTGCCAGCGTGTTTCGCCCGGTAATGAACTCTCCGCGTTCGCAGATCACATCGCCGACATCAGTAGATACCAGCGTCTTTTCGTGATTAGCGCGCAGGAGCAGGTGAACCCATAAATGAGCCGCCTCAGCGTCCTTGTAGAACGGCACATCCATAATTTTACGGTGCAGCAAGGCAAACCCCTTACCGTCATTCGTGCGCGGTTTCTGGAGCCTTCTGGCCTCTCTGGCTTCGGCTAAATTGGATACGTTACCCACGGCCATTCTCCTTGCGTTTCAGTTCTTCCAGGATGGCGCGCATCTTCTCTGCCACAATCGGATTAACCGAGCGGATGAATCGGTCGCGGGTTATGTTTTTATGTACAGCGGTATGGTAATAGCGTGGATTTTTTGCCATTATTCCTCCTGCAACTACTGTCGTTTTTGCAACTGAAAGCCGTTGGTGTTCCAGCACCGCGGCTTTCGCCATTTCTGTAGTTCTCACATAACCCCCAGCATCGACGTGACCATCGTCATCAGCGGCCCTACCTGCTCCGGCATGAGGCGGAACAGCGACGCTATACCCTCGCTTACCTCTTTCAGCTTCTGGTGTTCTGGAGCGTCCAGCAGCACGGCCTGTTTAGCTTCGGCACACTCTTTCATCGCAGAGGCGATCAGCGACATCGTGTCGTTCTGCGGCGCCAGGCGGTTTCGATACTCCAGCGGCAGGACGGACATGATTGCCGGTACCAGCTGGCGAATGTTGTTGGCGGCGTATTCGGTGTCGCCGTCGATCCAGCGGAATACCTTCTGCATCTGGCGGTGCGAGTCAGTCGGGATATCCAGACCGGTGCCGCCGGTAGCCCGCCACTCTTCCACAATCAGCGCCGCAACAAATTCACGGCTGCGGCAATCAGCTGCCCAGGCGCGAACAGCTGCGCGGATCCCATCGATGTTTAACGCCCTGGAATCAGGTTCCCGGCGATTCTGGTAAATCATCGCCGTTGGCGAAAATTTGTTACCTTGTTGATACGCAAGTGAATGCATTGCTTTCCCTTTCGTGGTTAGGCCGCAGTATCACGCGGCGATGCGAATACCAGGCTTTCTTTGAGGACCGGAGCCTGGCGGTGAAAATTCTTCGTGCCTTTCTCGATAGCAGATGCCATTTCTGGAGATGCCCGGCGATTTCCGTAGGCGATCTGGTCCAGGTAACCTGGCGTCGTGTTAGCCAACTTTGCGAGCTGCGCCCATTCGTCGGTAGTGGCGGCCTTGCGCCAGCGGTGTAGTTCAGTGCTCATTGATGTCTCCGGGTGAGTCGTTTGATTTGGAGTTTAGCGTTATGCTAAATACTACGCAAGCATCATTTAGCAATTTGCACATTTATCATTTTGCTAAAAGCAGTAACAATGCAGGGATGGAAAATAAAGAAATCAGAAAAGCCAACCTGGAATCGCTGTACGAGAAGCGTCAGCACGAGTCTGGAATGACCAAGGCGCAGTTCGCCGAGCTCATCGAGACAAGTCCGGCTGCGCTTAGCCAGCTACTGGGACCAAACCCTCATCGCAATATCGGCGATAAGATGGCTCGCAAAATTGAAACTGCGCTTGATCTGCCTTTTGGCTGGATGGATGTTTTACACGCCAGTGAAGAACCTTCGAACGTTGCATTTCGAGGACTGAACGAGACAAAAGGAAGTTATCCTGTAATCAGCTGGGTAAGCGCGGGGCAATGGATGGAAGCTGTAGAACCTTATCACCGTAGAGCGATTGACCGCTGGTATGACACGACTGTCGATTGCTCAGAAGATTCATTCTGGCTGGACGTTAAAGGGGATTCTATGACCTCCCCCGCCGGGCTGAGCATACCCGAGGGTGCTGCGATACTTGTCGATCCTGAAGTCGAACCACGAAACGGTAAACTCGTGGTTGCCAAACTCGAAGGTGATAACGAGGCAACATTCAAAAAGCTCGTTATTGATGCCGGGCGCCGCTTTCTGAAGCCGCTTAACCCGCAATATCCGATGCTTGAAATAAACGGGAATTGTAAAATTATCGGCGTGGTTGTTGACGCAAAAATCCTGAATATCCCATAAAAACTACCAATTTTAAGATACCAGCAAAGTGCTAGTTTTTTATGGCTAAGATGCCATGTTAGGATGTTTCCGATTGCAATCAATGGAAATAACATAATGAAAAAAATAGCTTTAGTAGTACTTGTGGCATTAACCATGGCTGGATGTGCTTCTTCAGGTAACCAGCAACTTAAGAATGAGACTGAAACCAGCGTACAGACCAAAATTCAGGAAGGTAAAACCACCAAGTCAGAGGTGAAAACTACCTTTGGCTCTCCTGACTCCGTCTCCTATACCGATGGTGGAAATGAGATCTGGAAGTATTCATTTTCCAAGGTAAAGGTTAACGGAACCAGTTTTATCCCCTTCTATGGCCTTTTCCACAACGGAACAAATGGCACGAAGAAAGAGCTAACCATCTTATTCAAAGATGATAAGGTTCAGAAATACACAATGGCCGAATCAGCGATTAATACAAAATCAGGTTGGGCCGATTAACAGCATGACTATCCACCCCGGCTTCCTGGCCGGGTTATACTGCCAAAAAGCACGATCCCATAAACGTACATTTTTACTGTTATTTTCATGCCAAATCAGCATGTACACTGTGTTTGTCGGCGATCCAATTATTTACCCTTCCGCACCATCTCAGCCGCATCTCGTAGCATCCCCTTGTGGATCACGTTCCCGACGGCTTTACGCTTCCCTTCCAGAAATCCTACAATGTTGTCCTTGTTAATCTCAATACCGTTGTAAACCAGCTCGAACACCACACACCCAACCTCTCCAGCCATGAAGGCAATACGATCTTCCTTTAGTTCATCAGCTTCCTCTTTCATTTTTCTCTCCGCGTCCATTGTTCAATGTTTGTCCAGTATAGCACCAACCTCGCGCTAAAAAATTTATTCCCTTATTAATCAATGCGCTAAATAAAATACGCCAATTATTTAGCATTTTGCTATTGCGCATAATTTAGCATCACGCTAAATTCAATCCATCGAAACGAAACATCGACAGCTGAGCGAAGTTAGCCAGCGGCGAAGT